AAAGAAGCTGTGTTTAATCTTTTAAAATCAAGAGTTAAAAATCTTGAAAAGTCATTAAAGAACACAATGGCTACTGCATTATATGCAGACGGAACAGGCACAAGTGGTAAAGAATTAGGAGGGTTACAACTTCTAGTCCCTGGCACAGTAGGAAACACAGTTGGTGGAATTAACTCAACAACTTATTCTTTCTGGCAAAATCAAGTTTATGATTTTTCTGCTGCTGCAGGTACACCAACGCCTAGTGCTACTACAATACAAACTGCTATGAACACACTTTGGTTGGCAACAATTAGAGGTGCAGATAAACCAGATTG